GGCAGCGCATAAACTGATCACCACCTGGAGTCTTAATAGCCATAGCATCAGTGAACACTCTACTGCCTCTCATGCGGTCGCGTATTAGCTTGTCGTTTATCCCGAATGCTGCGCCTAGCTGTACATAGCTGTAGTTTTGGCCAGACACTAGGTCGGGGTGGTTGCCTTCATAAGGAAACAATTTGCAGCGGCTGATTTTTGCTCTCACCGGATATAGGTCTTCATCGCAAACAACATTGGTAAGTTTTCTGTGCTTAAACCTGCTTTGAATTGTTTGTGGACTGATGCCGGTAGCATTTGCAAAGTCTGCCATTGTGTAAAAGTCGCCCGAAACCAAGGGGTATCCAGTGCCTTTGTAAATAAACATACGCTTGCCAGTTGGTGTGATTCTTTTTGCCATGTTGCTCTCCTGTGTCGGCCTATTCGGCCCATGATGTATCGGTTAATTGATCGTATAGTGACTGACTTCTAATTGAATCAGTTTTTACTTCTTTTCTCTGGACTTGCTTTTCCCTTTGCTTGGACTTCCAGGTTCCCACTGCATGGGTCCATGATTTCATCTTGTTCTTGCCTATCATCCATCCTTTGGATTCGTAGAAATTTAAAAACCCAGCAGGGTCAATGCCAGCGTTGGTCATGTTGCAGTATTCAATTAGCTCATCTAAAGTCGGGGGAACAAATCGCTTCGCTTGCTCCTTCTTTGGCTTGTCAGCAACTAATGCTTTCTGATCATCTTCTTCTTCAAAAGCTGGGGAACTTGTTTCCCCCTTATTCACTGTAATATTAGATGTATTATTAATTGTATTATTAACTATTAAGTTTTCTTGGGTAGGGTCATTAAGTTTTCTTGGGGAGGGTATTAAGTTTTCTTGGGTACCCTCTTTAAGTTTTCTTGGGTAGGTGGGTAAGATTTCTTGGGTAGGGTTATCGACAAGCTTCAAGTACCTAGACTGAATCTGCTTAGTGCCTTCTTTGTACTGTAATTGCCTGGTTATATACCCGCAATCAACCAATGAACTGATCCACTGGCTAATTGAAGTCTCTGTCTTCCCATAAAGATCAGCAAAATAGGCATTACGCGCCCAGCAATAACCTTTATCGTTACACAGAGCAGTGATTTCCCCATATAAAAGTTTAGCATTAGCCGTTAAACGTACGTCATAGCGCACGCTTGCAGGAATAATGGCGTAATACCCTTTGCTATCCATTACTCACCAGCCGCAATAAACTCGCTTACTTCTACGTTAAAGGTTGCAGCGAAAGTTAAAAGGGTACTAGCTCGAGGCGATCTATGCTTATTTCTTATCAAGCTAATAGTAGAAGGATTGATTTTGGAGATTCGAGACAGCTCAACTGATGACATTTGATCGCGGTCCATAAAAAATTTAAGTGACTTGTTAATATCCATGATAATTCCTTAGTAAGTGAAGTTGCATAATAGCCCTTTGTTAAATTAATTGCAATAGAACAATTGACTACTTGCGAGAAGTGTGTAAAATAAACACCTCAACAACAGGAGAGTAACATGACTTATCAAGATGAAGACCCTGCAAGAACTGGCGATTTTGATTTCTGCAATGCTTTGAGTATTTCATTGTTTGGCCGTCCGCACGACGAGTCCGAAGAGGCATATGAGAATCGTGTAGCAATGCGTCACGCTAAGCCAGTTTATGATCCCATGACCAAAGAAGAGCTAGATCGCGACATAGCGGCAGCTAAAGAAAACGACCGTTTAGTAAACAAAGTTCTTGAAGGCTATCAAGCCAGGTGGGGTTAATATGAATTTAGAAACTTCAACGTATCTTAACGATATTGATCGTGGGGATATGGACTGTAAGGTAGGAAATGAAGCGCCCAGTGATGAGACTGAGGCGTATTACATTGGATACGGAGCAAGATACGTATTCGAGCAAATGAAATCAGCAGGAGAATTTAACTAATGACAAGTAAAAGCGTATGGGCCACATTATCGGCCATTGATTGTAGTGCTCACATAGCAAAAAAAGGGCAGCTATCTTATCTCAGTTGGGCTTGGGCATGGCAAACCTTGAATGAGCACTATCCTGAAAGCACTTTTGAGTATTTTCAGCCAGAGTCACTGCCAAATGATACGGTTGAAGTATCAGTTGCCGTAACAGTTGAGGGTAAAAGGCATTCCATGTGGCTGCCAGTCATGGATAACCGAAACAAAAGCATAGTGACACCAACTAGCCGCGACATATCTGACGCTAGAATTAGGTGTTTAGTGAAGTGTATAGCGATGCACGGCTTAGGTTTATATATATATGCCGGTGAAGAGATGCCAGAGGCTTCTAAAACAGAGGTTTTGACTCCAGCTCAGGCTGAGGACATTAAAGACTTGCTTGAGCAGGCTAATGGTGACGTTACTAAGTTCTTAGGGTTCTTTAAAGCCAGTAGTGTAGACGAAATGTTAGCAATTCATTACCCTAAAGCTGTTGCTGCACTAAAGGCGAAGATTAAATGAGCTTGAGGAAGGCCATCAATGACTATTGTAAGGGTTGCATATACGATAGTCTGGCCCCAGGCACCTGGTTAAAGCAGGTGGAGGATTGCAGTTCACCAGATTGCGAGCTTTATCCTGTCAGACCTAAGCCAAGAACGCGGAGTGGAGACGATGAAAATATTATCGCACGTTCAGGGGAGTGATGGCTGGCTTGCTAGTAGGATAGGCAGGCCTTCAGCTAGTCAATTCGCAAAGCTGATAACAACTTCTGGCAAACCATCTGGATCTGCCGGAAAATACATTGAACAATTGGTTATTGAAAGGCTATCTGGTGAGTCAACACCACATTTTCAGTCTGAACACATGGCAAGAGGTAACGAGCTTGAGCCAGAGGCGCGGGAATATTATGAATTGTTGACTAATAACACTGTAGTTGAGGTAGGTTTTATTCTCGATGACAGTGAAGAGTTTGGGTGTAGTCCTGATGGGTTAGTTGGTGATGACAGTGGGCTTGAGATTAAATGCCCAGTAGAAAACACTATGTTAGGCTATATCGAAGACCCTATGAAGGGTGTAAAGAAATACTGGCAGCAGATACAGGGTTGCATGATGATAACAGGGGCCACAACATGGGATTTCCTGGCATATCATCCTGAGATGGAGCCTGTACTGGTGACAGTTGAGTACGATGAAGAGTTTTGCAGTAAGATGTACGAAGAAATCGTGAAAGCGGTTAATATAATCAACCAAGAGTGTGAGGAATTAGCATGAAATTAGGAATATCAGTACGAATTAATATGGATAAAATTGATCAAAGCCGTTTGTATCAGGGTGCCAAAGGCAAGTATCTGGACTTGACTACGTTTGTCAGTGACGAGCTTGACCAGTACGACAACAATGGCTTTATCAGCCAGAGCCTGACCGCAGAAGAGCGTGAAGCAAAGACCCAGACACCTATTTTGGGTAATGTGAAGATCTTCTACACTGATGGCCCTCAATCAGGACCGCAAGCTGCTCAATCAGCTTCACAAGCTGTTGCAATTGACGAAGACATTCCGTTCTAGCCGATAGCAAGCGTACCGTTTAAACGGGTGACCCAGGTCTGTCCTACCTGTCGCGACAACAGGGCTTTTAATTAATACGGCAATGGCTGAAGTCGATAGGGTTGCGAGTGCGCGGCTAAAGATGCCAGATAGTTTAAAAAATGCCGAATATACGGCTTAATAGTGCCTAAACTGACCAATTGGTAAACCAAATGCTTGATATATTGAGCAGTAGAATGCGGACACCTGATGGCACAATACTAGAATCAAAGCATCGTCACGATTACGTGACCCATACAGATGCCAACGGCAAAGAGTATATGCTAGATGGTGGGTGCGACTACGTTAGGTGCTCTGCTAACGGTGACGAGGAAATGCTAACTGTCACCTCAGGCGATAGTCATGAAGTGATAAGAGAAACGGTCAAGTGGGGAACTTACGGCAAGGATGGTGACGAGCCTTTGAGGTATGTGACAATTGCTGGCTTAAACCCATACCACCTTAGAGCTATCTTAGACACACAGCAGAAGTGGATGCGCCCAGCTCTGTACAAAGTAATGCAAAATGAGGTGAAATATCGTGATGAAAGTTAGAATGTATCCGCTTATAGAACGGCTAGTTGAAGAAGGTATAGAGGCAGGGTGGCAATATGCCCACAAGCACACAGACTCACCTATTGAAGAAACAATAAAGCACTGCATTGAACATTACATAATGCTAGGCTTTGCTGAAACCTTTGAGTTTGATGAAGAAGACTAGCGGCATATCATTTATGGTATGTTATCAATTAAAATAAGCCATTAGCTATCATATCTGATTGCTGTAAAATCCGCCCCTCACTAAAGAG